GACCCTGCCAACCCTGCTGCTGATACACCGGATAACCCAACGCTGCTATCGGTGACTACTGTTCCCACAAACCCGCTGGCGGTAACACTACCAATCGTCGATTGCACTAAAAAGCCATTCAACAAACCGGCTGCATCTACACCAGTTAAAGCAAATGACTTTTCAATACCTATCGTTCCAACCAAACCGCTTGCAAGAACCCCAGTAATGGCAACTGAACTCGCTGCGGCAACCGTTCCAGCTAGGCCATTTCCAAGCACACCTGTTAAATCCACTGCGTTTGTAACGCCTAGCGTTCCAACTGATCCACTACTTAATACTCCGGTTATAGCTAGGGTTAAACCATTGGATGCTATTACTGTTCCAACTAACCCGCTACCACTGACCCCGGTTAACGCAACTGTTATTGCTGGCCCTAACGTCCCGACTAACCCACTTGCTAGGTTGCCAGTAATAGCAACTACATTTGATACCGTAACTGTCCCTACCGCACCAGATGCCGCATCTCCTGTTAACGCTGCACCTGCTCCTGATACGCCCAATGACGCAAACGGAACACTGCTATATGGGAATCCACTGAACATAATTTACGCGGCACTGCCGCGCCTTATTAAGTGGTGGACAGACGCAAAAGCGCGTTGGTAGTGTCGTTAGCTGGCATCGTAAGAGTAAATGTTCCTGAAGTAATAGTCTGCGAACCAAACGTATGGACACTTACAGCCTTGTTGCTTTGCGTAGAGTTGTAAATCAACACAGAGTCAAATGCCGTAGTAATCGTCAACGCAGTCCAAACAAAACTTGCTGAAGGAGTCCAGTAAGCCACACCAGCCGTAGCCGTTGTATTTGTTGACAGCGGAGCCGTTGCATTGGTTACCGTAAGCCCGCCAGCCGTATAGCCAGCGCCGGAAGTATTGGTTACTTCGCCGGTAGCGGAATAAGCTGTAGTCGAAGCGTTTATCGTTGCGGAAACAAAATACATTGCTGCTTTAAACGTATCGGTTGTCGGCGCGGTCAAGCTGGTGCGTGAAGTCAGTGTGGAAGTGCCAAACTGATGTTGACCCAACATCAACTCTTTCATAAACGTAGTACACATACTTTGGGTATTAGCCATTATTTCTCCTTTAGCCTAAAGCTGCTGCCACACCATCACCGAATGTGACAGGTTGTTTAAGTGTTACATGGGCGGAGCGATGCACCAACTCACCTTCATGCCAGTATTCAACCCAAGTAGTCATCTCGTTATCATTGTCCACAGAACCTTCCCGCTTCTCCAGCAAGGATTCTTCCATGTCACCTTTGGTCGTAGTAATAAGCATTACGCAATCCTTATGATGGCTGAAGTGTTATCTGGCGAAGGAAACTGCACGGTGAACGTCGTGGTAGAGGTCTTATCTGAACCGAAGTCCAGAACACAGACTGTCCCGCCACTGACCTTGTAGATCAGCGCACCACGGGCGGTAATAGCGCCTGACCATGAAACATTGTCAAACGACCAGTAAGATACGTTGCTTGTAACAACAGGGACTGTGCTAACCACCAAAGTCTCTCCAGCCGCCGTATAGCCTGTATCTGTAACCTCACCCGTTGCGGTATAGACCGCAGTATCTGCATCCAGCGTAGCCGCGTTGGTATACAGGGCAATCTTGAATACGTCTGTAGTGCCAGTAGCGAAGTTATATGACCCGCTAGGCATACCCAAGAGAAAGGCGTTGGTTGCGTAGTTGCCGGTAAATGCCATCTTATTTCACCGGAACCCTAACTTGCCCACTACGGTAAGCATCCTGACGCTCAAGGCCATCACCCAACCGTTTAGCCAGCGCAAGGGCTTCTTGATACTTGCCGTTATAGGCAGCGTAAATGTCCGCTTCGGCCTTCTGGAACGTGCAAGCCTCAACCATCGCGCCGTAGAGCAGGACTGAGTCAATGTTGTCCCCTAACCAAGTCTGCCCACTGGATGTAGTCGTAATGCTCTCAGGGTAGTAATAGTAATGAAGCTCTACACTGTAGGTCGCATCAGGAGTCGGCCCCAAAAGGAACGACAACTCCGTAGTTGGCACGGGGGGAGTTGCGTTTGTAGTAGTAGGGCCAAACAAAGCGTAATAAGCTGGGGTGCCCGTATCAGTCGGAGTCGGAAAGGATTCACGGATGAAGTTGACATCTTTGTTAAGCAAGAAAGAATATGCGCCAGTGGTAGGGTTTATTACCGCCATTGAAAACGAAGACAGAAAGTCAGTGGGGCAGGACAGATACTTGTTGCTTATAGCTGCCGTGCCGGTCACATTCTTACGCAACGATGGAAATTGAACAGAGTTGTATATACGCTGTTCAGCTTGGGTGATGAACGTGTTGATCTGCTGTACGCTGGTAAGGGTAGTCGCGGTTGTTCCGTCGCTACCATAGAAGATGGTATCGGGGAAGTCGGACTCAAGGTAACCCTTGATTGTTATAAACAGCGTAGAGTAGTTCATACGTTACGCCATCGGGCCACGAGCCATCTTGCCTTTGGTCTGCGCCTTACCACCACGCACCTGAATGCCAGAGGTCTTAACTTCGTTTTTCATGGAAGTGCTGACATTGCCAACACTCATTCCACGATTGTTAAGATCGCTCATATCCTTACCAGAGCCGGGGTTCTCGCTGACCGTCACAGACTTACCAGTCATGGTGTGCGGCTTGGCGTAGGCAGAAGCCGGAAGATTATCAGCCATTATTTGCCCCTTTGGTTGTTCGCACGAGCCATATTACGACCCACAGCTTTCATAGCCATACCCGTAACTCCGCCCTTTTTCATGCCATGCAGACGCTTCTCATGCACTTTGACTTCTTTGTCGGCAATCTTTTTAACTTGTTTCTTATCCATTTGAATCTCCTAGGTAACCGCTATTGTAACCGTGCCAATACTGATTGTAAGAGCAAGATTATTGGGGGTCAAAGCTGCATCAAACTGCTTGGAACCACCCACAGGGTTCCATCCCCACTGGATTATCCGGCTACCACCGCCCGGATATCCGTCATCTCCAACCCCAGAAGTCACATAACTTACGTCCGGTCTGGGGTTTCTAATACCTTGTGGGTCATCTACCGGATACATGCCTAATTGCAATTGCGGCTGATCTTCTTCCCAGCACTCTGTGCAAACCAATATATTCGTAACCTTGGTTTTAATAATCAAATACCGAAGTTGTGTCAGCTTATATCTAAAGCCGCAGCGGTCACACTCAGATATTGCATGTCTGCCAGAGGCGAAGCGGTTAGACATTAGCCCACCATCATGTCTCTAGGAACAAACCTAACAGGTGCTTTTTCCCTATCCTCAGTCGATGCCCAGTCCCAAGCCTCGTCGTAGTCTGCCTTCAGCATCTGGATACGGGATTCCGCTCCGGGTATTTTCTTAGCGAGGTGATAAGCAAGGCCAGCGACCATACACGGGATGAAACGAAATGGAACGTCTTGACCATTAATACCATTCCCAGCATCAAGCATACGACGCAGACGCCAATACACAAATGTGTAAGTTTGGCTGTTATCTGGTTTAGGCCAGACATGAATCTGCGGATAAACGACAGCGTTGGTTGCGTCTGTAGCGCCTGTTTTTCTCTGGAACCACACTTGGATTGGACGGCCAGTGGCGTTCTTATTGGGGATGGAGGCATAGGTACTCACAGAGATACGGGATATGTTTATGTCGGTCTGGTTGGTGCCAGTTCCCGTGCGGATAACGTGGTCTAGGAGGTCTACGGTATCCACAGGGATGTCGTAGTCACCAACGTTATAGGTCAGAACCTTATCGACTTGCTCAATCGTCCAGAGGTTAATGCCCCTGTTTGCCCACTCCATAGTAAGCAAGTTTAAACTACGCCTAGCCGTTCGCATGTCGTAGCCGGAACGAAGCTCCTGTCCGCAACGCTCAAATGCTTCCTCAACCAGATTGTTTAAATCAAGGTTGAAGTCGGTTGTAGCTGTAGTCTTAAGCGCCATGCTCTTCGTCAGCCATAATCTGATCCACTATTTCTTTGGTCTCATCGGCCAGACATTCATCTATAAATTCTTGATATTCGGGCGTATTCATTATTTTTCCTTTTATCTATATCCTGCGGTTTTTCTGGCTATGCTCTTAGGTTGAGCCACAAACTGCTTACCTGCTGCCTTGCCTTGCCTTTTAGCCCTTGTCGTAGCCGCGTATTCAGCGGATGTTAAAGACTTGATTGCCTTCTCTGGCAGGTATCTCTCGCCTGTCTTTGACGAGGGTTTACCTGACTTAGTGCGCCATTTCTGGTCACCCCAGTTCTTCAGGGATTGCTGCGGTGCTTTAATCACGGTACCCGCCGCCAGCAGCTTTGTAGCGTTTAGCCATAACTTGTGCTTTTCTCGCGCTCCACTGCCCAGCACCCGTGCCTACAATTGCCGCAGCCTTGACGCTGTTAAAGATACGCTTACGCAATCCCGGCTTGGTGTAGTTGCCAGCAGCATTTACTTTGGACTTTGTTTCACCGCCCTCTTTAAACACTTTAACAGGCTCATTCCCATCCCGTTTCTTGATGAGTTTAGGCACCTTTGAAGGGGCTATGGCCCCCATCCCACGGGACGCTCTCACGCTAGCAGCGGGTCTTACCGCGCTGGGCAATACCATCAGCACGGCGCGAAGCGGAGCTAACCGAACCGCCAGTAGCCATACGAACCATAGTGCCTTTGGTCTTGCCACGGGACTCCACGCCACCGCCTTTAGCCATGCCGCCACCCATCATTTTTTTCATAAAAATGGGTTTACCGTCTTTCATGGGCATACCGCCTTTTTTCATACCCATTTCTGATTTTTCATGTTTAATCATGGAAGCGGGAGCGCCCTTCTTCTTCATGAACGCCACTTCTTTGCCAACCATTGCTTTAGATTCTTTCATCATTCCGCCCCTTTTCATTTGTTTAATTCCAGCTTCAGTGTCCCTACGGAACAACCTTCCTGCACGGCTAATACCTTTGAACTGATCGTCAGTATCACCAAAACGAGCGCGGAGACGGTCACCCTCATCTTCATTTCCAACAATTTTTGGCACATCCTTTTTAGGAGACTCGTATTTTTTTATCATAGCTGCTGCCCGGGGACTCCAACTGTTTTCCCGTGTTGCTGTGTTTAACTTATTTTCCAAAACCTGCATTTTACGAAATGCTTCCTTTTCTTTAGCTCCTCTAGGCGCGTCAGAATCTTTCGCGGCGGCGGGTTTAGCGGCGGGTTTAG